CGCACGTACAGTTTGTCAATCCATCCGACAGACTCGCCGCCCTTTTCTGAAGAGAATGACATACCAGCACCCATCATACCAGTCACGAAGTCAATTGATTCCAGGAAAGGAGATATGATACCGCCAAGAAGCTTAATGAGATAGTTTGTCTGGTCTTCCTTGTCCTTTCTCAATAATGTTGCAAGTGACCGTTTTGCCGAAAATACGTTACTGTCCGATGGGGCAGTAGAATCATTGGTCTTAATCACATATATGCTACTTCCTCCGCCTCCAACATAAGTATGCCCTTTATACGTAATCGACTCCAGTTTCTCTTCCACATCATTAAGGCGAGAGTAGGGCATACTTTCCCCAATAGTATATACCGTAGAATCCCATGGAATGTCAAGGTTAAACTCCCATCCGAGAACACGGCTTTCACGGCCATTCTCAAAAAAGGCTTTATTGACCAGGTTTATCTTTTGCCCGAACTCGAAAAAGCGTTTCAGCTTGTCTTCATTAACCCATTCTGACCGGAGGGTAGTGTAGTATGTACCATCGTCCTTTTTTCGCTGGTCTGCTATCTTCTGTGCCTTCTCTTTCAGTTCCTGCTCCGCGTCCGGAATCATTTGTACAGAAACAAACTTTGGATCAAAACCGGAAAGGATATACTTGTCATCATTTTCAGGATATATGGTATCATCCGGCAATGGACGTCCGTAGTCTTCGCTGCGGACAATTTCCCAAAGCTGGCTTCCGTTGTTGTCCGGGTCAAAAATAACACCGAACTCCAATCCATTCATTTTGCCGGACTGAAAGATAATTGTCAGCTCTTGTCCCGGAAGTCTGTAGTCCTTGGAGAAATTCAGGCCAGTATCACGATAGCGATAGTAAGTCACGGTTTCCTGACCTCCGTCTTCATTTGTAACGGTTTCCGTCCTCGTAGATACACTTGACATCGTACTTTCAAGTCGGGGATATACCTCGTCAAATACCACGATGTCTTCAATTGCTTCTTCCTGGCTCATGTCAGGATACACATCTATGTATGGCGTACCAGCGGGAAGCATAAGTCGTCTTTGCACAACTCCGTTTACTACCGTCTGCTCTTCAATGGGACGGTAGTTCTCAGGTATGTTTCTTGTAGATCCGAATGCATAAATGCGGGTGGCATAAGTGCCTTTGCTCTCACTGCGAGTCATGGCAGACGCTTCAACCCCTAACTCGATTTTGACGGCATCACCGAATTCGTTTCGCCCAAAATGAATTACGTTGTCCGTTATCCAGCAATCACAGTTCCACTTATCCTCACCCGCCATTGAGAATAAGGCATCCAGCAGGTTCATATTGTCATACCTCATTGCAACTGCCTTATTCTCTACTGTTGAATCTATTTCAAATACGAATTCTTTTCCCTTATAGGTATATCCCAAAGCTTTCAGGTTACGTAAGAACACACCAAGCTGTACATCAAGGGCTGCGGTGAGAGACCATGACGCTTCATATCCAGCATGTTCAGGAGTGTATTTGAAAATTTTGTTTTTCCACTTCCAGTAGTAAGCATCCAGTTTCAGCTCATAATCATATCCAGCGGTAGAAGCATTGAAAGAAGGTTTCTGCAAGTCAGTTACCTCATATACTTTTGAAAGTAATCCGCCCAGAGAATCATCCAGAACCCCAGAAAGGTCTACATAGTCACCAAGTTTAAAATATATAGGTTCAGGCACGGAAAAGGGGAGAACGATGTAGTCCTCTTTCATCAGTGTAAACTTTCCCTTCGCCCCTTTGTTGATAGGGGTAGAGAACCTTGTTTTTCCGGATATGTCCTTAATTTCAATCATATCCCCAAAGTTCATAAATAACAAATGGAAGCCCTAAAAATCCGGACTTCCATTTGAAACAATAAAGGAAATGTTTGTTATTCGCTTCTGTCCATGGGATTCGGTTCGCAAAACTTACTTGAAACCTTACCGAAACACCTGTCAATACTTAACCCGTAAGAGATGCTTTTCCCCAGGTAAACCAGCTTGAAGACTTCGCTCCCAAGAGCGGGGATTTTGATGTTTACGGCTCCCTTCTCCAGTTCTGACTGAAAAGATTTCTTCTTTGTCCGATAGTCGCCTTCTGAGTCTCCTTCTATGGTGAACTGGAGAGTGATTTCACGCGATGCTACTTTTGCATTGTCGGTTATTATTCGCTTCCCGTGCTCCAGACGGCTCTCATCTTCGATGTAGTCTTTCATCTGGTTGAATCCGTCGATAGCATCGAGAAAACTGTCACCCATGCGGACACCCCATGTGCTCCAGGCATCCTTCCCGTTAATAAATAAATCTCCTGTCATAGTCTTGCTGTATTACGTTTCACTTCGGCAATGTCGGCCTGCATCTGTTTGATAGGTTTGACAATTTCGCCTGTGTTCTCTCTGATTTGCTGTAACTCCAAATAGGAATTGGCCAGGATAGTACGTGTCTCGTCGGCAATGTTGTACAGACCGGTCACTTGTGATGTCAGGGAGCCGATGGAACCTCGCAGTTCGGTAATAGCTACTGTCTGTTGCTGCTCTGCTGTCTCTATCCTAAGATTGGACTCATACACGGCAGTGAATCGTCCGCTCAGTTCTCCGGCATCCTCGTGCGTCATTTCCGTACCGAATCCGCGGCTGGAGGCCGACTGCTGTTCTTGCGTTTCTTTATTGTCATACCCTACAGCGGAAGCAATATCATCGCGTTCTTTAATAGCATCACTTACGATTCCATTCCATTTGCCTTGTAAATAGTCAAGTTCATTATCATCAAGCGCTCCATCCTCCATTCTTTTGGCAAAATCTTCGTACCATTCATTCAATCTGTCATAGTACAATTCTCCAATCTTGTTTGAAAGCATGGCTCTCATGAAATACTCGGACATGTTGTCGGCAAAATCTTCGGCAGAAGCATCCATATCCATTAGCGTGTCAATGAAACTGTCATACATCGAATCGAATGTCATTCCAGTAAGTGATTCATTGAGTTGTGTTTCCAGTTCTTCTATTTTTCCGGCTTGTTCAATGTAATCATCCAGCTTTTCAGTCAGCCTACCTCCATATCCTCCCTTTCCGGTATTCTGTATCTGCGTCCACATATCTACATTCCCCTTCAAGAGTTTCATTTCTTCAGGAGAAAGATCCCAAAGACTTCCATTCCAGTTCCTTCCTATTTGATTGCTGAAATCATTTATTTGGCTTTGTGTGAATCCTCCCCAGTAATAATTCCAGCTATGATGGTTTCCTGAATAACGGGCTTGTTCCTGTGCTATTTTCAGATAGTTTGCGTTTTGCTCATCTTGATACTTCACGGCTTTCCTTGCAGCATTGACTGATATTGCACCTCTTCCGGCTTTTATGGTGTCATTCAGTGCGTCAATACTTCCCTGAAGTGCTTCATTTCTGTCTGTCAGTCGGTCTATAGCCTCCTGCACCTCCTTGGCATTGCTCCCAATAGAAGTAAGTTTACTGAATCCACCGAAAGAAATAGCGTCAAAAATGCTTCCAATACCTTTCATTAAGGATTCTCCTATAGATACGAACAAATCTCCGGACAGCACATCTTCAATGATTCCAGACACGGCACTGAATACGGAGTCAAGGAGTCCGCTAATTACTATACTTATCCCATCCTTGAATATGTCAATTATAGAAAGAATCCATCCGACAACGGGAACGCTTTCAAGCGAATCAGCAAGTTTTCCAGCAGCCCCACCAACTCCTTTTCCTGCTTGAATCAGTCCATTGTAGATATTTGTGAGTCCTCCGGAAGTTATCTGTTGCAATCCCTGTACCACGTTATCCATATTGGCTTTTAATGCAGTGGCTGTTTCAGACATTCCTTTCTGTGCCTTTTCAACATTTTCTGACTGCATTTGTACATTTGCAGATGCCAAATCAGCATTGCTCTGTGCATTTGCCAATGCTTCCTTTGCTGCATTTTTCTGCTCTTCAGTACCGTTTTTCAACGCATTCTCATATTCTTCCTGAGCTGTGACAAGACGCTCCAATGCATCCGCTTCCTGCTCCTTAGCAAGATTAAGACTTACAACTGAATTTTGATATGCTTGTACATTATCACCAAGTTTCTTGAAATCCAACCCTCCTGCACCTCCAAGAGATTTTTCCATTTGATTAACCGCATCAACAATGGCTTGCTGGCTTGACGCGTCTGAGTTTTTGAACTCATCGGTCTGCATGTATTTCCTGGCATCTTCAAGAGCAGGTTTAATCATATTGGAGAACATTCCTCCGAACTCACCAAACACTGTTACCCAATCTATATTTGCCTTTAAAGCATTTGATTCGATACCGGAAAGTTTGCTGTCCCGTTCTTTCCCTAACCTTATCTTTTCGGCATTTGTTTGGGCTTTGGCTATCTTGTCGGCATATTCTTGTGCAATGGCATACTTACGCTGTTGGAACGTGCCATATTCCTGAAGATAGGAATTTAGTGCATCCTTTTCAGCTTGAAGCGATTCAATATCTACTTCATAGAAAGACTTATTACGCTTTGATTCTGCATTGGATTTCATCACTTTCACTTCATCAATCTCACCATATTTGGCTTTAGCCTTGTTGTAAGCATCAATCTCTTTCTGGTAATCCAGTTCAATCTGTCTACGTTTCTTTTCAGAACCTTCTTCCATCAGGTTGATTTCTTCCTGCTGATTGGTTCTGCGAAGCTGAAGGAGTTCTTCTGCAACCTGTTGCTGCTCTTTCTTTTGTCGCTCGGCATCTTTCTTCGCATTATTCTCTTGTTTGGCCAGAGTGTCTCCTGTTACACCACCGAGCGCTTTATATGGTTTTTCTGCTGCTTCCAACTCTTCTACAGCTTTCTTATAAGCAGATTCAGTGCCTTTTTTAGCATCCTCTACGGCCTTTAATTTTGCTTCGTAAACAGCTTTTGCTTCTTTATATGCTTGCTGATACGTCTTTTCCGATGCTTCTCTTTGCGATTCCAGGCCAGATATGGTACCGTCAATCCCTTTTAACGCTGCTTGCGCATTATTGAACCGTATTTGAACGTCAATAGGAATTGTTGCAAAAGGAAAATTCTTAATTTTTTCTTGCTCTTCCTGCAATATTTGTCTTGCTATATTGTATTCGCGTATAATCTGCTCACGATTACTTCTTGCTTCCATCAGCTTGACTTCAACAGGTTTCGAGTTTTCCTCTGTTTCCTTTTTCAGTCGATTATATTCGCTCAAGGCTGATTTCCACTTGTTAAGATTTGCTTTTGCTGATTCTATTTGTGAAGCGATTAATGGGGCACCTTGCCCCGCATTTTTTAAAGAAGCATTTAATGATTTTATTTTCTCCTCCCATTGTTGAATATTCTTTAGTATGTTTTCATAACTGTTCTTGTCTCGTTCCTTATTCAGTTCTTTATTTGCTTCTGCAAGATTAAGTACAGCCAGCTGTTCACGGGTATAAGCAGAAGAAAGTGCAGGAGAATACCTTTGTAGTTCCTCATAGGCCTTGATCTTTGAAAACTCGGTTTCTGTCTCATCTTGGATAACGCGTATCAGCTCTTCTATTTTTTTCTTGCGTTCCTCTTCCTGATTCGCAAAATTCTTTTGTTCTTCATTGAATTTTTGTTGTGCCTTTTCCGATGCGGTTGTGCTGTCATGGAAGGCCCACATTGTAGCAACAAGACCGGCAAGAACCGTAGCTACCAGGACATACGGGTTGGCTTTCATAACCGTATTCAAAGCCTTTTGTGCTATCATTTGAGCTTTGGTAACCAAAATTGCAAGTTCCATTCTGGCCGTTAATGTATCCTGAGCTATTCGCACTACAATAAGAGCGGTTTTGTATGTCCCGTATGTAGCAATCAGTCCTATCAAAATCTTACCAACAGTTTCATAGTTCTCAATAAGACCTTTCAAGCCTGAAATACCTGCAGAAGCAATTCCCTGAGTATCTTTCCCAATCTCATTCAACATTGTATCCCAAGCATCTCCAAGGTTACTCAACTGCCCTGTAAGAGACTTAGACTGTTCTTGCATCAGGTTATAATAGATTCCTGATTCACTAGTCATATTTTTAAAGGCCTGTTCTACTTCTTTAAATCCTACCTTGCCTTCCTTTACTAAACCGGAAACTTCATCTTTTGTCACACCAAGCACTTTTGCCAGTTCCTCGTAGATGGGAATACCACGTCCTGCAAACTGACGAATATCGACAGCATAGGCCCTCCCTTGTGTCCTTAATGTGCCATAGAGATAGGCTATTTCACTAAGCTGGGAGCCAACACCGGCGGCTACATTCCCCAACATTACAAGTTCATCACCCACATTCTCAGCTGACGAGCCGTAAGCAATCATTTGCTTGGCAGATGATGCCACCCCTTGAAGGTCGAAGGGTGTCTTTGCGGCAATATCCACCAGCTCTAACATCAGTTTATTTGCTTTTTCCTTACTTTTCAGCATGGTTGAAAAAGCAATTTCAAGCTGCTGGAATTGTCCTCGTACATTGACAAGTTCTGTGGCAAAGTTTTTCAAGGCAGTTACTCCACCTATTACACCAAGTACTTTGGTTAAGGAAACAGACATCTTTTCATTTGCTTCGACCGTTTCACCTGCTTCCTCTTTAAACGCAGAATATTCATCCTTCAGTCTCTTTACTGAAAGACGGGCTTCAGCTTGCTGTTGAGTCAAACCAAATAAAGTAGCTTTTTCTTCATCGAGAGTCTTCTTTGCAGATTGGTATTCTGATAATAAGCCTGCAGCTCCCGTCGGATTTCTTTTTAAAGCTGTTTTATAAGCATTGCCCAACCGCTTAACATCATGTTCTACGTCTTTGACAACTCTTTTCTGGTCAATAATTTTTTGAGTAAAATCATTTACAGATTGTGAGGCATTGTAAATATTGGACTTAAAGTCTTTCTCCATAACAGCTCCAGCTTTAGCCGCCTCCGTCACCATCCCCATCATCTGCTGACGGGTGGATGCCAGTTGTGTTTCTAAAGCCCTTGCCGCTGCCGGAGATTTGTTCACGTCCATCTTTTTGAGCTGTGCTTCCAGTTTACTAATCTCATTACGAAGTTTTATAACCTCATCATATTGTGCGCTTACGCGGAATACAAGTGTAGCCATATATTAAAAACTGAATATTAATCGTTTGAAATTACACCTCAATTCATTAATATTCAGTTTTTACGATGATTAATACCAAACAATAGACCTATTGTTGCGTATTTGTGTTTTTTCGATGTCTTATTCTACCATTAGCGTACTCTTTTCGCTTATAAATGTGAGTGTTATCACCTGTTTCTAATATTGTTTTTATTGCTTTTTCAACCCATTCTTTACCAAATTCTTTATATCTGTTTCGCAAAGCATATTGAGAGAGATTTAGCCGTTGTGCCCAATCATGTATCGTTAGAGATTTATCGCCAACAGTTATAAAGTTGGATTTATATTTTTGCCTTACATTTTCACTTAAAGTTACCCATCTGCAATTATTGGGCTCATAATTACCATTTGAGTTTATTCTGTCTATTGTAAGATTATCTTTATAACCGTTTTCTATTGCCCAATCGCAAAACTTCTGAAAATCATTTAGCCATTCATCACAAACACTGACACCTTTTTTACCATAATTTTTATATGCTTTTCTTGTGGGATTGCAACAGCGTTCTTTCATCTTAGACCATATATTATACAGCCTTGTATGTGCTTTACCGTGTTTTATATTAGCTTCTTTCGTTCTTTCCACATTTAAGCATCCACAACTTTTAGTTATGCCACTATGTAAATTGCATTCTCTGGCGACTATCATCTTACCGCAATCGCATTTACATTTCCATAATGCAACATGATTACTTGCAAATCCAATGTGTTTTAAGGCTATCAATCTGCCAAACCTTTGACCTGTAATATCTTTTATATCAAGCTTTGAACATCCACAACTTTTTGTTATCCCATTTCTCAAATTACTTGAACGAACAACACAAGTTTTTCCGCAATCGCATTGGCAAAGCCACTTGAAATGCTTGTCTTTATCATCAGGTTTTCGTTCTACCTGTTTTAAAACGACAAGTCTGCCAAATCGCAAACCTGCCGTTATTTTAAATGCTTCTCTCATAATTAAGCTGCATCTTTACCCAAAAACTTATTCACAAAGTAAACTTGACCTTTACCTGTTACTTTTGTGGTTGTAGAAACAAGTATCGAACCATCGGGCTTGTTTATTGTTGTCTGTTTCAGTTCAAATAACCCTAAATCCATAGCCTTTTGTGTGGGTTGGTTGTAATATTGACCTTTTGAACATAAGTAGCCATTTTCACGCATCCAAGCGAACAAACGGTTCTGACCTATATTCACGCCATTCTGCTGCAATATCTTTGCAAGCTCGGCAACCAAACATGAGCGTTGCGAAGTTGAAACTGCATCAGCAAACAGGACTTTAGGTGCATTGGACTTTATTGTTTGTTCTGCAAGTTCTGCCTTTTGTTCAGCTTCAATTCGTTTCTGCTTTTCTTCTTTCAAGTTGATTGCAAGTTGAATTAAGAAATCGGGTGAGGTCAAAGCCTTTTCGAGCGTTTCTTGTGTCATGTATGCACCATGCTTGCGGATTGACGGCAGAACTTCGCTGGTAACCCATTTACGAAATGGTTTAGCTTTTTCGCTGTCACTTCTTATTATTACATCATACAAACCGCTTTCAGTTATAAATGTAACTTGTTGATTTCTACCCATACTGTCGATGGTGTCCATTTGGCGGACATCATCTTCTTCAAGCCGTGACCTGACATTTCTTGCGTTAGCAATACCTATTACTGCACATACATCTGCCAAACAAAACAACGGTTCTTCATTCTCATTCATAGCAATTCTTACTTTTCCGAACTGCTCATTTTGGAAAATCTGGATTTTATTCATATTTTTGTCCC